ATGAAGAGCATTGACAAGCGCGTGCATGACCTGCGGAGGGACGTGGAGGGCACGTTCAACCGGTACGGGTTCAGCCTGGCAGTGGACGAGCTGGTGCTGGAAAACATTTTGCAGGCCGTGCGCGCGCAGATGCAGCAGGACGCGGACGAAGAGCCGAAGAAACAGGACGCGACGGCACAGGCTAACCTCGCAATCGCGCGGATGACGCAGGCGCGGAGCAAGGGCGACCAGACCGAAAGCGCGCCGACTGATGACGTAACGAGAAAGAGGTGAACTCCATGGCATCCATCTGGCAGATCACCCTGTCTGGCTATGACGCGCAGGCCGCGTCTGAAAGCGGGCAGAGTGCGACCGGAAAAATCGCCCTTGGCACCTGGGGCAGCTATGGGCATGAAACCATCCAGGTAACTTTAGCCGAGCCGTGGGATGTTTGTACTTTGGTGACGGCGACCTTTTGGCCGACCTATCCTCCCGACCACTGGGACACGCCTGGCATTCGCGTGGCGCTGGGTACGGACGGCCTGCTGACCGTGCCGCCGGAAGCGACGAACCGGCCAACGCAGACGGGCCGAGTTGTGTTTGAGGGCTTAGCCGACAACGAAAAAATTATCAGCGCGGATGTGCGCTACACGGTGCGCGACCACGCACCGACCGGCGGCACTGAGAGTACCGCCACGCCAAGCCTGCTGGAGCAGCTCTTGACGCAGACCGGCAGCAACGCGCAGGTCGCGGCCCAAAGTGCGGACGCGGCAGCCAAGAGCGCCAGCGCGGCGGCCGAAAACGCGGATGCGGCCTCTGCCAGCAAAACGGCAGCGGCGACCAGCGAGGGCAACGCAAGTGCCAGCGCCGATGCTGCGGCCAAGAGTGCCGAGATGGCGGCGGACAGCCAACAGGCGGCCAAAGCGTCCGAGGCTGCCGCGCAAAAAAGCCAGCAGGCGTCCGAGGCTGCCGAAGGCGAGGCGGACGCCGCAAAGGATAACGCACAGAGCAGTGCCGAGGCCGCTGCCAAAAGTGCAAGCGCTGCAGCTGGTAGCGAGTCCGCAGCGGCAGAAAGCGCCGCTGCCAGTGCTGCCAGCCAAGCGGCGGCAGCGGCCAGTGAGTCCAATGCCGCGGTCAGTGAGACCAACGCCAAAACCAACGCGGATGCCAGCGCCAAAAGCGCCGAGGCGGCGGCAGCGTCAGCCTCAGCTGCCGCCGACAGCGAAAAAAGCGCGAAATCCAGCGCGGACGCAGCCTCTGCCAGTAAAGCGGAGGCGGCTAACAGCGCCAGCGCCGCGGCCACCAGTAAAACGGCAGCGGCCACAAGTGAGAGCAACGCCAAAACCAGTGCCGATGCTGCGGCCAAGAGCGCCAGCGCGGCGGCGAGCAGCGCGAACTCTGCCGCAGGCAGCGCTACCACCGCAGCCGACAGCAAAACCGCCGCCGCGACGAGCGAGGCCAACGCCAAGGCCAGCGCGGACGAGGCAGCGGCTAGCATGAAGGCAGCAGCCGCAAGTGCGCTGGAAGCGGCGGGCTATGCCGGGCTGGTAAACATCGGCTGGGCAGTGGACAAAAGCGACGGTCATTTATCCATGATCTATACAACAGACACAGACTAAGGAGGGCAAAACCATGTCAACGCAAGTAGTTGACTTAGTGCGGGACAGCACGATGCAAAAGATGCAGGCGGAGCTTGTGGCCGTCCACAAAGCCAGCGTGCTGGCCAGCGGCAGCACAGCAGCCATCGACCAAATGTACAACGCGCTGGTGAACAACGCCAGCACAGTGGCCGAAGTGAACGGCCTGTTTGTACAGTGGTGGCGGGCCAACTGGACGGAAGGCACCACCACCCGCAACGAACTTTTAGAGCGCTGGTTCGGCACTGTGCTGGACGATGACCGCGTGCACGGCGTGAAGTTTCCACTATTTCCCACAAGCGAGACGGCCATCGGCGAGCTGACGGACGACAGCGCGAGGCTTACCTGTACCCCAAGCACCGAGACAACAGCAGAACAGGACGACTTTGCGCACCTGCCGCAGTTTTGGAGCGTCCTTGTGGCCGCCGAGAAGGCCGCAGACGGCAGCCACACCATCTATGCCGTCGAGTTTATCGACAGCTATGACGAGGTACGCGGCGGCACACACCTGTGCTGGGCGCTGCAAAAAAATACATACACCCGCGAGTGGAACGAGGATGGTTACCGCTACTTCAAAATGCAATGCCGCCCCGCCACAGGCTATGACACATGGCCGCAGGGCACTGACCGCACGGGCAAAGTCCACGCCTACATCGGCAACCCGGCCTATGCAGCGGGGCTGGATGCCGACGGTAACGTCACCTGCGGCACGGGCTTGCCGCCGCTCAATTACAGCAGCCATAACACAGACGTCGCCAAATGGCGCGCCCGCGGGTCGCAGTACAGCGGCGCGAGCGGCAACCTGATCAAGTGGCAGCTTGCCATGATCCGGCTGAAGTACGCGCGCAAGGGCAACTCCGGCACGATTGAAGGCTGCACGGCGTACAATTACCAGTATAAGGCTGCCGCAGCTGAGACCGGTGTAACCCGCGTGCTGCTGACCGCCACGCAGGCGAAAAATCTCTTTGTCGGCAGCAGCGTCATTGTGGGCGATACCGGGACGGGCACCAGTGCCGATCGCGGTACAGCCAGTATGTACAAGCTGGCCAAAAACGTGCGCATTAAGAGTATCACAGATGTAACGGTAGATGGCACTGCTTATAAAGCTGTAAACCTGGACACAGAGACGCCATTTGACATAACCACCGACACCTACATCTCCACTATGCCGTACTGGAGCGGTTGGAACGATACGGTGCAGGGCTATGACGGCAGCCGGTACAGCCCCACCACAGGAAAAGAACCGGGGCTGATACAGCGCACCGAGTTCCAAATTGGCGCATACCTAATTATTAGTGATGAGCTGTGGCAGTGGGGCACGGATGCGGATGGCAACTACACCTTTGATTGCTACACCTGCCACGACCAAAGCAAGGTGAACGGCAGCAGCATTACCAGCGATTACACCAAGCAAGAGGATTTGACGCTGGTGTTCCCCGCTGGGAGCAGCAGCGGCTGGCAGTACATTGAGGATACGGCAGTGGCAGAGGATAAAGCAGTTCTGTGGCCGGATACCGTTAGCACGGTAGCCGGTAGCGGTACCGGGTGTAAGGCTGGCTTCTACGTTGGTCTGGCAACGGGTGGGGTCCGTGCCGCGTGGGCCTGCTGCGCCCTTGGTGGCATTGGTTATGCGGGGTTGCCCGCGCGCGGTTCTAACTCTTCCACAGGTGACAGTCACTGGCGCGGGTCTGCTGGCTCGCCTGGTTTGGCTGGGTGACACAGGGGTGAATTGTTCCGGCGCAGCCGGGGCAAGAGGGGGCGCAAGCCCCATTGTCACCCAGACAAATCAGGCACGCACCCACTGTGGAACGGCCCCAACGGCTGCCGCGAAGCGGCAGCCGTTTATAGATTTTTGATTTTGGGTTTTTTCAAGCATCAGGAATATGGTATAATTCCTGTGGGATGTACGGCGTATTCGTCAGCTTTCTTGAGTTAGTTGCTGTTTTCACCTTCTGCTATTGGGGTGGGAGTGGGGTCCGTGCCGCGTGGGCCTGCTGCAACCTTAATAACAATGGTAATGCGGGGTTGCCCGCGCGCAATTCTAACAATTCAACAGGTAACAGTAACTGGAACGGGTCTGCTGGCTCGCCTGGCTTAGTTTGGGGGCAAAGTGCCCCTTGCACCGAAAATATATATTGCGCCGTATATTCCGCCCCTATCGGGAAAATTGTGCTGAAACCAGCGGAGGCTAGTAGCTGTGGCGAACGCCACCGAAGACACAAACCAAGAGGTGAAACTGGTGAAGACCTACTGTAAACCGGCAGATGTAAATGTTGAGGATTTGGAGTTTATCCGGCAGCAAGTGCATCTGTGCTTTATTGGAAAAAGGTCAAAAGGAAGATTCCAAAAACTATTGATTTCAACCGGGAAAATCACAAAAGCAGAACTGAAGCAGGAAATACAGGACCAAAGCTGCAGCAAAACGCTGGATGCCATTGACGCGGTGGCCGAGCAGGCCCAGGCAGATATTCTGGCGCGAGATGTACACTTTGAGCCTGTACGGCAGTTCCAGCTGCGGGAAAATGGCAAGCTGCGGGATATTTGCGAGGAAAGCCCCAAGCAACAGGTATTTGAGTACATTGCCAAGGGTGCGTTGGACCCGCTGTTCCGGGCCAAGCTGCTGCCCATCCAGTATGGCAGCCTGCCGGGCAAGGGCCAAATCAAGGGCAAGCGGCAAAACGAACGTATTCTGCGCCGGGCATTGCATCACAAAACCGATGCTGCCAAGTGTGATGTGCGAAAGGCGTACCCCTCCACCACGGTGGAGTGCGTTATGACCCTGCTGCGCCGGGACATTGGCAAAAACAAGGTGCTGCTGTGGCTGGTGGAGGCCATCATGGCGAACTACCCAGATGGGGTGCTACTGATCGGTGGCTACCTGCCCTGCTGGCTGTTTAATTATGTGATGAGCTATGTTTTGCGCTACATCCTGAGCCACCGCAAGGTGCGCCGCGACAAAAGCCTGAAGATGGTGCTGGCCATCACCTGCTATGCGGATGACATCACGGTATATGGCCGCATATCCAACTTGGAAAAGGTGATGCGGGACACCACGCGCTGGGCCAAAGAAACCTTGGGGCTGACCATCAAGAGCGCCTGGCAAATCGTGCATTTTGCATCGTTTGTACAGGAGCGCCAGCAGCGGAACCGCCGCCGCAAGGGTAGCCGCCAGAGGACCCCTGGGCTGGATATGATGGGGTATGTGGTGCGCCGCACCTATACCATTATCCGGGGCCGCAATTTTGTACGGCTGCGGCGGGCAATTCTGCGCGCCCAACGGAACCTGGACACCCTGGGCTATGTGCCATGGTGGCGCGCCCAACGGATTTTGAGCCAGTGGGGCGAAATCAAGCACAGCGACAGCCGGGGCTTTTGCACCAAATATAACGTATACAAACTGATAAAAGCAGCCAAGCGCTCCGCCTCCTGGCGGGGCAAGCAACTGCACAAGCTGAGATTGGAGGCAGCATAATGGCTGAACAATACACCGAAAGGCCTACCGAAATAGAAGTTTTCCCGCTGGGCAGCGAGACCGATGTAATTCTGCGAAAAAGCATCGCCGAATCGGAAACAACTGGCGAAAACGGCGACGTCGCCACCTGCTGGCAGTGCGAGGAACGCCAAATTCGCGTGCCCGGCACCGTGAGTGCAGAGGATATTGCAGCGGATTTTGAAGCGTGGTGGGAGTACACGCCCGGAACCAAAGCGCAGAGCGTGGAGGACGTGCGCACCGAGACCGTGGCACAGATGTCGGCGACCTGCAACGCAGCCATTGTGGGCGGCGTGGACGTGACGCTGACCGGCGGAGAAACGAAGCATTTTTCTTTGACGCTGGAAGACCAGTTGAATTTATTGAGCTTGCAGGGGCGTGTGGCCTCTGGGGCCGATAGCGTCCCATACCACGCCGACGGCGAGGAATGTTCTTACTATTCCGCCGCAGACTTTGGCCGGATTGCGGATGCCGCAACCCGGTGGAAGCTGTACCAGGAAAGCTATTTCAACGCCCTGCGCGGCTACATTTTGGCGCTGGAGACCGTGACCGAGCTGCGCGGCGTGACCTACGGCATGGACATCCCGGAAGCATACCGAACGGACGTGCTGCGGGCGCTGCTGGCACAGCAGGAGACAGCGGATGTGGCGGCTGAGTAAGCACGCGGCGCTGTTTGCCGTCGGCGCGATAGCCTATTTTGAGATCGAGCTGCACTGGAGATACTTTGCGGGGACGCTCCCCGTACACTGGACGATGCCCATTTTGGGCGGCGTCCTTTTTCTTTTGCTTGGCGGCCTGAACGAGTGGCTGCCGTGGGAAATGCCGTTCTGGGGGCAATGCCTGCTTGGTGCGGCAATGGTCACGGCTGCCGAGTTCGCCGCCGGGTGCGTGCTCAACCTCTGGCTTGGGCTGGGCGTGTGGGACTACACAGATATGCCGTTCAACCTGATGGGGCAGATCTGCCTGCCGTTTTCCGCCGCGTGGATCGTCGTGTCCGCTGCCGCCATCTTGCTGGATGACTGGCTGCGCTGGCAACTCTACGGCGAGGACAAGCCCCATTACCGCTGGATATAAGGACAACTCACAAAATCGTTTCGCGGCTTCTCCGCCCCCCCCCGACCGGGGCGGAGGGCCTTTTGTTTTGCAAAAAAAGAAAGGAATCGCCATGGATGTAATTTACAACGCGATCGACGTCAGTAAGCACCAGGGAAAAATCAACTGGGAAGCGGTCAAAAATGCGGGCGTGACGCACGCGATGCTGCGCGCGGGGTACGGGCGGTACAAGAACCAGGTTGACCCGCAGTTTGAGCGCAACAGTGCAGAGTGCGAACGGCTGGGCATCCAGTACGGCGTGTACTGGTACAGTTATGCCAGCACACCGGCGGAAGCACGGCAGGAAGCACGCTGCTGCCTGGCCGCAATCCAGGGCAAGCATCTGTGCCTGCCGGTGGCCCATGACATTGAGTATGAGCCGTGCATCCTGCGCCTGACCAACGCGCAGCGCACCGCGCTGGTGGAAGCGTTCCTGGGCGAGGTGCAGGATGCGGGCTACTACGGCATCCTGTATGCCTCGACTGACTTCATCCGCAATCGCCTGGACTGGCAGGCTTTGACCTGCTTCGACTGCTGGCCCGCGCAGTACGGTTCAGCCTGCACCTGCCCCCTGCCACATGGAATGTGGCAGTACAGCAGCGCCAACGCGCTGGGCGTGCCGGGGTTTGGCAGCCATCTGGATTGCAATAAGGCCTACAAGGACTATGAGCAGATCATGATCCAGGCTGGGCTGCAAGGCCACAAGACTGCCGAACCGGATGCCGACACGAAGCCAAACGCGCTGCCGCTGCAAAAGCTGACCATTGGCCCCGTATCCAGCGGCGATGCACTGACGCTGTACAAGCTGGCGCAGGGGCTTGGGCTGGTGGAAGCAGGGCTGTACAAGGCCGAGCGGATCGGCGGGCAGATCATGCAGATCTTGACCATTGGGCCTGTGTCGAGCGGCGACGCATGGCTCATTATGCGCAAGTGCGCCGCGTTGGAGCTGACTGACCGGGGACTTTACCTAGCGGAGTATGTGACAGAATAAGGAGATTTTTATGAGTATGATTGCACTATCTATTGTTATGGCCATCACTGTTGAGGGACTTGTTGAGCTTGGAAAGAGCATCGGGAAGGCTGCGCTGGACGGTGACCGCAAGACCGCCGCCACGCAGTTGGCAGCGCTGATTATCAGCTGCGCGTTGTGCATGGCGGCGGGTGCGGATGTTTACGATGCATTGGGCGTATCGTTTGCTGTCCCATGGCTTGGCATGATTCTGACAGGCATCCTCGCGTCCCGCGGCTCGAACTACATTGCGGATTTTGTTAAGCGCCTGCAAACCATTGCCACAGACAAATAATACTCTTGTGCGAATCATCCTATCGCCCCAGAAAGGTTGATTGCACATGAACAGTTTTATCGGATGGATTGGCGGAAAACGCGCTTTGCGCAGCGAAATTTTGGCGGCATTTCCAGATGACGTTGGCCGTTACATTGAGGTCTTCGGAGGTGCAGGATGGGTGCTGTTTGGCAAAGACCCGACTAGGCAAATGGAGGTATTTAACGATGCCGACGGCAGTCTAATCAACATTTACCGCTGCATTAAATACCACCCGGAGGCCGTCGCGGCGGAGCTTGCCCTGCTGCCGGACTCCCGCGAGGTGTTCTTTGACAGCGCCGCGCAAACCGACTGCAGAGGCCTGACAGACATCCAGCGCGCGGCGCGCAGTCTCTACCTAATCAAGATGAGCTTTGGCTGCGACCGCCGTACTTTTGCGACTGCGCCTAAGATTGCAGGCAACATTTCTGCATCTTTTGCGCCCGTACAAGAGCGGCTGCGAAAGGTTATAATTGAGCATCTGGACTTCGAGCAGCTGATTCGCACCTACGACCGCCCAAACGCTCTATTTTATTGCGACCCGCCCTATATGGGGACGGAAAAGTACTACCAAGCAGCATTCAGCACCGCTGACCATGAGCGTTTGGCACGAGTTTTACATAATATTCGCGGGCGCTTTTTGCTTTCATATAATGATTGCGAAGCTGTCCGTAAGTTATACGAAGACTGCGAAATCACGCCGCTGGTGCGGCGGAACAATCTGCCCAGTGTTTCCACAGGCGAATTCCATGAGGTGCTTATCAGCAATTATACAAAATCGCAGGGAAATGCCTAACGAAAATCGGTAGAATGTATCGTTCTAGAGGACATTTTCCCAGAAAGTGATACGATTGCCTGTAGGGGCGATAAGATGATCCGCAATCATCTTTCCCGCTTGCTAGGGGAAAAGCATTGGTCGCAAGCCAGACTTTCCCGTGAAACCGGCATCCGCCCTAACACAATCGGACACATTTGCAATGACTACGCAGAAGGTATAACCTATGAGCAAATGGATCGCATCTGCGAAGCCTTGGACTGCGATTTGAACGATTTGCTGGAGTATGAGCCCAACAGGGTGCGCCGCACGGGCAAAAACCTCATTGTGGAAGACCACGGAAACCGCAAACGCAAGTAGGGACAAAAAACGGTGATTAAGGCAAATTTAATCATGCCTTAATCACCGTTTTTGCATTTATAGGGTAAAAATTAAAACGCTTTATTTTTCTGTTCTATTCTCAATCTGTTTTTTGTTTTTTTGCAAAGCTACAACAGTCTATGATAAGGAGCACATTCACATCCAATATCGCTTCGACCAGGAAATCCGCAATGTACTGGAATATTGCAACAGTGTTCTGACAACAGAAACGGAGGAGGGTGCAGTATGAAATGTGTAAGTTATACCCGGACGATACCTTGGAAAAACCATAAAGGTGAACTGACGATTGCCGACCAGAATCAGCGCATTGCAGAATACCTGGCTGAACATAAAGAGTTAAATTTACAGAAAAGGTATTCTGATCGCAAGAATGCTGAAAACGCAGGTGCAGCATTTGACAAAATGATTGATGATGGAGTGGAGCAAAAATTTGACTGCATCATTGTAGCATCTATGTACTACTGTGGGCCTGACTTCCCGGCGGCGCGTCAGGCAATCAAGGAAACTCTTTATGAGACAGGTGTTAACCTGATCGTATCGAAAGAACAGTGGTACGTGGCAAAAAATACACATCCAGCCATCATTGCAAGGGATGATTTTGAAAAGGTGCAGGATATTCTGGCGAAGAATCAGAAAGTATTCAAAACAGTAAGAGCAGAAACAGAACAGATTCGCACGGAGTATCAGAATGACCTTGCCGGAATGGTATTCTGTGCAGACTGTGGCAGACCGATGGATTTTGATAGGCTTCCGCATGGAGCAGAAGAAAGTAAAAAGGTTTGCTACTATATTTGCAGAGCAAGGCAGGCGGATGATAAGTGCATCGGACATCAGATTACGGAAAAACTTCTGAAAGCTCTGGTAATGGATCAGCTGCATCTTTTCATCGTTCGGCTCAGTGATAAGCGCAAAATTCTGGAAGAACTGCGAAAAATCGAAGATATGCAGAGTCCTGTCTACCGTGCAAAGAGTGAGGTTATGAGCCTGACGGATAAAGTTGGACAGATGGCGAAGAAAAGAGAACAGTTTTATGCGGATTATGTGGCAGGCGCGGTGGATTCCGAAGAATATCAACAGATTCGGGAAGAGTATTCCAGACAGTATGATAGCCTGCGGACAGCACTGCAGAGAGCAGAAGCAAAAAAGATGGAAGTAGAACAACAGATCAGAGAATATCTGAATATGACTTCTAACCTGGAAGCGCATCTGGATGACTTTGGATTTGATGCTCAGCTGGTAAAATCCCTCGTGCAGAGAATCGAAGTGAGTGCAGATAAGCGGATTCGCATTGTATTTGGATTTCAAGATGTGTTAGCAGACTTTGGAAAGGAGAGTGCGGGAAAATGATTGCAACGTATCAGCGCATTTCAAGGGCGGACGGTGATTTGGGTAAGGATGGAAAAGACAAGAGCAACAGCATCGAAAACCAGAAAGAACTGATCCAGCGGTATATTTCCCACAAAGAAAGTCTGCAAAATCTGCCGGTGATGGATTTTGTGGATGATGGTTACACAGGCAGCAATTTCGACAGACCGGGCTTTCAGAAGATGATGGATGGTGTGCGCAGTGGCGAGATTGATACCATTATCGTAAAGGACCTTTCTCGTTTTGGACGTGATTACATTGGTGTGGGCGAATACATGGAGCAGATTTTTCCATTGCTGGGTGTCCGGCTCATCTCCGTCAATGACAACTATGACAGCAACAATTATAATGGTGCGACACTGGGGATGGATTTGGTTGTAAGCAATCTGGTAAATACCATGTACTGCCGGGATGCAGGAAAGAAACTTCGGACAGCCAATCGAGTGAAGTGGCGTAAGGGGATTTCTACAGCATCTTCTGCACCGTTTGGTTATCAGTTTGACCCAAATAAAAAAGGATCCTATATCATTGACCCACCAGCGGCTAAAATTGTCCGTCGTATTTTTGACCTTGCGATTCTGGGACTGAGGACGCGAGAAATAGCGATGACGCTGAATGATGAAAATGCTCCGGTGCCGAGTGTTTATAACCGGGAGCATAAGGCGTATGGAAAAGAGACAACTTACACGATTGCGCCTGTGATACTTTGGGATAGCACTCGTGTCTGGAAAATTCTCACAGCGTATGTGTATACCGGTGCGATGGTTCTGGGAAAAAGCCAAAGGTTGATTTCCGGTAAGTCTATCTCTCGTACTGTTCCGAAAGGGCAGCAGTACATTACGGAAGGAACCCATGAAGCCATCGTCAGCCGGGAAGAATTTGAAAAAGCGCAGCTTGTCATAAACAATCGCAATAAAGTAGTAATGGGCAGCGTGGATTTTCCACTTAAGGGAAAAGTTCGATGCGGTAATTGCAGACGAGCTATGGGATATGACTACAAACAGACTTCTCCCATATTCTGGTGCAGAGAGGGACAGGAACTTATCGGGCAGACCAAATGTTCATCGGAGATATTTCAGGCCAATGATATTGAAAATGCAGTATTTCAGGCATTGAAAAAAGAACTTTCTTTATTAGGCTCTCTCTATGGTGATATTAAAAAGGAAGAACAGAGCTTGAAAGAAGCCAGTAGAAAGGCAAGCCGTCGAAAAACATCGATGGAGCAGGAACTGAAAAATCTGAAAGGCGAGAAGATGCGGATGTATGAGGAATACGCAGCCGGAACGCTCTCTCTGGATAACTATAAGAACAAAAAACAAGAATATGATAGGAAGATTGCGGAGGTGCAGGATAAAATTGAACAATCCAAGGCGGAAGAAGCTGCCCAGAGCGTTGTTCCAGGAACGGTACGCGCAGCGGCAGAACAGGCAGAAAATTTCCTGCACGGCACGAGACTTACGGCAAGTATGGTATCGGCCTTCATCGAAAATGTTTATGTGCATGAGGGTGGGCGAATCGTTGTACAGTTCAAATATGAGCAGAGTATACAGGATGCCGTAAGAGCATTACACACAGATTAA